CGTGTTTACTGTGGAACAGATCGTTAGCCCTGCTGATCCCACCCGCCGCATCATTGGCCTCTTCCCAGAGCGGTATGTTTTTGGCCCTCTGGCATGGTTTTTGCCTGCGCAGAAGGTGCAGCGCCGGAAGTTTGTTCGTCAGGGTAAGACTCGCAGTTGGGCAGTGACGAACTGCCTCGTCGACGACAAGGAGTCGGAGCAGCAGACGAAAGCCCGTTTGAAGAAAACTACCATTGAAGACGGTGATATCGTGATTAACGCGGGGATGAATGAGTACGTTACGTTTGGTTATTGTGGTGAGAAGCGGTGCGTTGCACTGCCTCGATCCGTGATTACCACGGCGTGGCTCAAGTTCCAGCGTTCCACGCAATCGCCAGTCTCTAGCGTTGAGACTTATCTCCGCACCGAAGGGAACATGTTGCCTTGGTTAAAATGGTGGTCTGAGAACCGGCTGTCTTATGCTACCATGGCTTCGTTGTTAGTTGAAGCATACATCGATTGTCCCGAATTGTTTAGCATGCCTTTGGGGAATTTGCATTGCATGTTGCCTATGAGCGACGTGTCAAGCTATACTCCCTACCGCGGCCAGACGATGGAGGATGAAAAGTGTGTGGTTCGATCTCTCTTACCGAAGGGAGAGCGACACTTCTGGAGTTTAGCCTGTGGACCGACTAAAGGAGTTGCATCTGATGAGCAGTGTATCGAAGGAAGAATCATGGCCATCAAAAACCGGGAGACGGGTGCACGAGCTGATGAGCTCGCTTTTGAGTGGTTCGCCGATCGAATCCTCAATGAAGCTGGTGTCGAACCCTGCACTCTAACACCATCCGACTTTGCCGAAGTTTTCGAACGTCAACACCGCCCGACACAACGTCGCATTTTGGAGGTCGCCTCTGAATGGTACACTACCAGCAAGAGGGCCCTCTCGACGTTCATGAAGTCCGAGAGTTACGGCAAAGTGACGGACCCCCGCAACATCACCACCATTTCCGGACCAATTAAGATGGATTATTCGAGATATACATACGCCTTACAGCGTGTGTTCAAGTGTATTCGGTGGTACGCTTTCTCGAAGAACCCCCGCGGCATTGGGCGAGCTATCAACGCTCTCTTGATTGGAAAGGACAACGTCATCCCCACGGACTTTAGTCGCTGGGACGGCCGCGTCTCAGAATGGCTGTCCATGCGATTCTTGTACCTTCTGAGGAGATCATTCGCGCCTGAATACCAGGATGCAGTGGAAACACTCTTCTTGGCGCAGTATAATTGCCCGGCTGTGACAGCCCAAGGGTTGAAATACTTTCACGAGTATGACATGCCCTCGGGTTCCCCTCACACCAGCATTTTTAATACTGTTATGAATGCGTACGTGAACTTCTTAGCCCGTCTTCGGATGGGTGAAACGTATGAGGAAGCATGGGACGGTTTGGGGATCTACGGAGGCGACGACGGACTCACACCGAACATGAGCGGTGAGGCTTTGGAACAGACGTGCAAACGTCTGGGCTTGAGTGTCAAAGCGAAGGTTCGTGTGAATGGAGATCCTGTCGATTTCCTCGGTCGTTATTTCTTTGATGCTTGGTCGGACTGCGGCGACGCAGGCCCACCAAGCACCATTGACTTGTTTCGCCAACTGTCGAAGCTGTATGTGACCGCCAGTCACCATACGATACCCGACGGATTGGTCCT